TTAAAAAATTACCCAGCAAGTAAGTTCAGATTATTCTTTTATACTGGCGATCCAGATGATGATGGAAAATTTAGAAACGGTGTACACCAATATCCTTTGGGTATTTTACCAAAAGAAAAAGATAGAAATGGTAATCCTTCTTCGGATGATGTTGCCTTGCCTTTAGTTGATAGTGATCGCAGTGGCAGTTTTGAAAGTAATACTTTTTGTGCAACTCGTACTCCTTCTACGCAAAATGTTTTCGGCAACTATAATCCTGTACCTAACAGTATGAGGTTTATGCTGCCGTATGAGTTAATCCTTGTACAAGATAATTTAAGTGAAGATCCCAATACCGATACTGGACTTTCAATTAAAGATACAACTGTTAAAAAAAGAGAAAAAATAGAAACAAATTTTCCAAGGTATCAGGCTATAATTGCAAAAAATGGTAGTACAACTCAAGATTTTATAGAAAATGTAAATAAAAATGATTTGATAACTTTTCAAATATCAGACCATGACCCTAATAAAGAATTTGAAGATAAATTTAGTGATTGGGGTACTGAAGATGTTGCGTCTTCTGTAAATGCCGATAGAGAAAATACGGACGATTCTCTTGCTATAGGTGAACAGTATCTTATAGGAACTGCAATAGGTAGTTTAATTAGTGCTAATATTAGTAATTCAGGCGAAGATGGTATTTGGCAAAAAAACCTTACAAAACAATTTACTTTTAAAATTGATGAGCCAGGAGATATACAAGTAAGATCTGTTACGCAAGCACATAATCCTTACGAATTACTTTTAATACAGAAATGCGCTATTGGTGTAATAACTAACAGTTTTAAATGTACAACAACAGAAATAGGGTTAAAATCTGTTGTCAACAGACAGATAACAGGATTTGCAAATGTAAATAGTCATCCTGGTTATTGGCAATATTATGGTCCACCTGATAATGCTGGTGAAGAAGCGGAAGATGGAGTAGTCCATAAATATGAAAAGAAAAATGGCAATATTTCTTTAGGTCAGATGAGTAAATACGTTAAAAGATTAAGTTTTTTTGAATTGTATGCAAGAGCCGTAGATGATGATGAATGGACAAAAATAGGGGACAAGCCTTTTGCTGTACTAGGTAGAACACCGCAACCTCAATATAATTTCATAAGAATTAACCATACAAATGATGAACTAAGAGAATTTAAATTTCAACCTGTCCCAGGGAATTTTATAAAAAGGCAGTATAGAGAAAAAGACGTGAACTTATTGACAGGAACAAAACTTACTTCAATACAAGTAAATGATTCTGGTATTCAATCCATATATTTTAATGGAAGAACAGATTATAAACTCACTGATAATGCTGTCAGCAATCCCGAATGGTTTTTAGGAGAAATACCACAAGCGGAAGATGCTGGCGAAGGAAAAGTTTTAGCCCTCAATCGCACTGTTGTTGGTACACCAAGAACCAAAGAAGACTACATACCTTTTGAAACAACTTATGAAGGTGATTCAGAGGACAGGCATTATGTTTATCAACGTCTAGAAAAATTTACTTTTTACCCAAAGCAAAGAACAGTTTTATATTTTTACTATGATGATGAATTAAAAGGAAAATATACTTTTCCTAATAGGAGAACTGGAAATTTCGCTGCTAATAATACGGATTTTAATGTTGTAGTTGGCGACATACGATATTCAACTGGAGATGCAATAACTGACTCTGACGATGATTTTATTAGTAGATATAAAATAGTTTTGTCACGTCTTGGCAATGTAACCGAAGGTTTAGTATCAGGTTACCCAAAAACAGTGTCTCCTTCTGGTGGTCATGGGTCAGGTTTACAAGTTAAAGTTGAATTGTTTGATAACGGTGCTAAAAGATGGGAGATCACAAATAAAGGAAGTGGTTATAAAGAAGGTGATGAAGTTACAATACCCTTTGATTCATTTGGAAATGAAAGTGTGTTTTGCCTTGTAGAGTTTGGTAATTATGTAACAGAACCTTGGCCTGAAGGTCAAAACTTAAATCCTTTTGATGCAATTGCTGATTATATAAAATTTGACGCAGAAAGACCCAGCCACCTAGATCAGCCCGAACATCAGATTACTTATGTAAATGAGATGATTAGAGCTTCTGATGCAGATGACGCTTTTTTACCTTACAGTCAACTATCAAATGTTGGCATAAAAATGAATAGTAGTAAAGAATTTACTAACTTTTCACAATTATCTGTCTATGTAAAAAATGGTATTAAGGTAGAAAATTTAATTAATAACAGAAGAGAATCATCTAATCTATTTCCTAATATTGCGTATCACTTGTTAACAGATTCTGTAAACGGTGCAGGTAATTTAATTGGTGAAGCTCAAATTAATAAACAAGAAATGGAGAAAGCCGCAGAATTTTGTGAGGCAAATAAATTATATTGGGATGGTGTTATTACACAACAACAAAACATAAGAGAATTTATTTATCAAAATGCAACTTTTTGTTTATTAGATTTTACTATTAAAGGCGGGCAGTTTTCTTTAACGCCAACAGTTCCAGTAACTTCAAATAATGAAATAAATCGTGAGGTGTTAGCTAAAGATATAGTTAAAGCTTTGTTTACTGATGGTAATACAAGAAGTTTAAAAGTGAGTTTTTTATCTCCAGAAGAAAGACAGCTTTTTCAAGCAAGAGTCTTATATCGTGATGAAGTAGAAAATGGATTTGCTAAAACTGAAGTTTTAGATTTAAGACTTGGAGATAATTTAGGTGGAAGCCAAAGCGATCCAAGAGAAGTATTTGATATGTCTAATTTTTGTACATCTGAAAAACACGCTAGAACATTTGCAGAATATGCTTTACTCGTTAGAAAATTTGTAGATCATGGCATTAGTTTTGAAACAACACCTGAATCTGCGATGTCTTTAGAACCAGGTGATTATATAAGATTCTTTTCTGAAATTACCCATAATGACAGATTTGAAAATGGTTATATTTCTGCTGATGGGACTATACAATCCCAAGGAAACACAAATCCTATAGGAGCTAATATTTTTTATTGGAGAGCTTTTAATGAAAATGGAAGCGACTTTGGTGAACCTAGAGAAGCTGTTTTAACTGCTGATAACAATAAGGCTTCAAGTCAATTTAGAAATTCTGTTTTCACCATTCAAAAAACAGATACTGCTGATCGTATATATAAAATAGAATCAATAACATATACAGAAGACGGTTTTGTACAATTAACAGCAACACATCAACCTTTAGATGCAGATGGTAAATTTAAGGTTTTAAAATATAATGACAATATATTTTCTGATGAAGATTAAAAATGGCAATTGACGTAAATTTTCCTAACATAAAACCTTCATCAAGAAGCTTTACACCTGGAACTTATCCACAAACAGAATTTGTTGCACAAAATGGTGCTAAAACTGTACTTAGATATGGTGATAAACAGGTAGATGCAAAGTTAACATTAAATTTTACAAATATTTTAGACTCACAAGCTTTTGAAATTTTAGAAAATTATAGACAAGTTAACTCTGAATATAATTTTGTAAGTTTCAATAAAGACTCAGGTTTAACAGGTATTAGTGGAGATGGACGGTTACCCTCTGATAATTCATTAGGAAATCTTGCTGCTTATTTTGCTGCTGAACCTTTAGGGTTAAGATATAGATATGATGGTCCACCTACCGTTACAAGTGTCAGACCTAACAGATCTAATGTTCAATGTAAATTTGTCGCTTGCCTCGATGGGGACTAGAATGTACTTAAAATTAAACTAAAACGATGGCTGGCTTTTATTCTGGTAAAGAAGGCGAATTACTGATAGATGGTACGAAAGTTGCCAAAGTCAGATCATGGTCTTTCACTTTTAACCAAGCAGTATTAGAAACTGTTTCATTAGAAGATACGGATAGAACTATCATCCATGGCACAAGAAGTTATACAGGAAGTGCAAGCGTTTATTATTATCAAGACACTGCTGGTGGTGGTGCTGGTCAGCTTAGTACATTATTTGGCAATAGTATGAAAGTTGTTAGTGCGTCAGGCGATGGTGCCAATGCAGAAAGCACTGCCATGACATTTAAATTAAAAATAAAAGATGGTTCTACTGCTGGTAGATTTATTGAATTTCAAGCAATACCGTCAAATATTAGTATTACAAATTCTGTAGGAGAAGTAACAGCAGCAGATATTAGTTTTGAAGTTAATGGCGCACCTACTGGCCTTGTTTTATAAATGGCTATATATTTTGGGTCTACAGGTTTTATTGAGTTAAAACGTGATGCCTTAAATTCACAAATAGGAACATCTTTAAACCCTGCTGATGTAAATACAACTAAAAAAAGATTTTCTGTTGAAAATATTAATGGATCATTGATAACAGGAGATCAGGTTGAAATAGAAACTGTTGATGGAAGTAATTTAGAATTATTAGATAGCCATAGTTTTCCTGACCTTAGAAAATACATCCATATAGATGATATGGGTGGAATAAAGTTATATAACACTTTTGGTACTGCTTTAGCTGGTGAAGTATCAGATGCACTCACATTAACAACACCATCATCAACTAAAGATATATTAATACGCACCAGGAACACTAGATTTAGACCGCTTGCAAAAGTTACCGAATTTGAAATCACAACAACAAGAGATACCGTTGATGTAAGTAATTTAGGAGAAGAATTTAAAAGACAGTATGAAAATGGTCTTATATCAGGACAAGGAACAATACAAACAATTTGGCAGCATAGAAATTTTCAAAACGATACACCAGATTTTGTAGAGCCAGAATTTGCTGTTTACCTAAGTCAATTATTGGTACGGATGCAACAGGGCGCAGATTTTGAAGGGAGATTTTATATATATAATGATCCAAGTCAATCTACAAACAGTGTCTGGTATCAATCAATGTGTGTTGTTACCAATGTGGCTATCAATGTACCTGCCAGTGGTTTGGTAGAGGCACGAATTGAATTTATAACTAATGGTGAGATAAGACTTCATAACGGTGTGCCACCAGCGTTCTTGTTACAAGAAAATACTGATAAGATATTGCAAGAGGATGGAGATGGTATTTTACTTGAAGATCCTTAAAATAAGATTTATTATGTACTTAAAAGTGATTTGACATGGCTGATCTACAAATAACCCAATTACAAGAACTTAGTTCAGCCCATT